TTCATAATTATTTAACTTGTGTATTTAATCATAATTTGTTTACATTTATCGGATTTATTAATTTGTATATAATATTTGATGAATTCGTATAAATATTTGTATGTTACATTTTTATAATTAAAATCAGTTTTTTTATGAAAATCAGTGTATTTATGTTTTAGTAAATTATCAAATAAATATGAATAATCATTCCTAATAATAAAACGAATGTAACTATTATATTTTGTTTTTCTTAAACAATTTATGGTTTTGATGTAATGTTTTTCATAATCTACCTTTGTTAACATATACTTACTATCATCTGACAAATACAAATATATTTTTTTTAACAAATCATCCGGTATAAATATTAATAATGAAGTATCCATTAATATTTAACTATTTTATATTTTAATAACAATTTTTCTCAGCATCTGGATTATTTGTAACTCCATCCCAAGTTACACCACAATTGTTAGCCCATTTTTTCTTTTCACATAAACCACCTACTCCTTTAAACTTTGTATGCGAATTATCATATGTAGCGCATACAGAATTATCATTTGTATTTAACGATTCATTTCTATTACATATATAATCTGTACCTTCAGGGTTTTTAGTCGATGTGTAGTAATCTGGACAATCTGATATAACAGGTGGAAACGTTACATTATTTTTCTGATTTTTTAAAGCTATTCCAATCATAGTTAATGATACGATTAACATAACTATTGCTACTATCATTACTATCCTATTAAAACTCATAAAAAAAAACATTATATAAAATATTTATATAATTTTTTCTGTTAAAGTATTATAATGAATTATAATAAAAATAATATTGATAGATTTGGACCAAATAAAACTGCCGTATTCACATTAAGTGATAAAATTCCCATAGATCATACAGTATCATTTAGAGACGCATTGACGAAAGATGTGTATAACAGCAAAAATACATTGTATGATTTATTTTTTTCAGATAAAAATATGGAATTAATACAACACAATATTATAAATGGTGTAAAAAAAATGTCTAATAACCAATATATTATAAATAATCAAAGCAAAGAACAATTAAAAATCATTATGAATAGTATTTATGTTCAACATTCACGTAGTGTAAATGGGAATATTGATGAAATCATACATACATTAAATAAATTAGTAATTCAATATTCAGTTCCTCAAATATTTAATGAAATAGAAAGTAACATGAAATATAAACGCGATATTAATAGTCTCATTATGCCAATGAGTAACCCAATTTTATTAAAAAATGATAAACAGTTAAAACAACATATATGGTTCTAAACAAAATTACATATCTTTTTAATTATGTAATTTTAAATTATTTTATTATTATTTCATATTTGTTGTCGTGATTATTTCTTTTTGATTGTAATTTTCTGTTTCTTCTTTTCCCTACTATTCTTATGTAGGGTATAACTTGTTAGTAAAGATTCCAATTCTTCCAACCATATGGATTTAATATCCTTTTTAGTTAAAATATTTAGTGCCTGTATTTTATCTTCCTTTTCTTTCATTAGTTTATTGTAATTCTCTTCGGTTACACTATCCATAGGCAATCTTACTAAATATTTATATTCTTCGTCATTCTCGATTTTATCATATTTCTTAGTAGTCAATAATTCAATAACCATTTCTTTTGTTTTTCGCCTTAGGTCTATTTCATCATTTAATATTTCATTAATAAATCTTGCTTTATTGGAGAGCAGTTTTGCTTCTTGTTCTAGAATTTTAAGTTGATATTCCTTTCTTTCTACATAAACCATTCTCCTTACATTAATGTAATGATCAATAATATCTACTACGTTGTCGTATTTTTTCAGCTTTTCATTTTCGTCAAACATATGCATATTGTTTGTTGACTTTGTCACATACATTTTCAATAGTTTCTCAAGAGAATTACAATTATAATCACATTGTTTTGATTGCAATTCATCTATTTTACCTTCATTAAAAGTAATAGTGATGTCAACTGTTACATCGGTGCTCATGTCGGTATAATCTTTCACATAACTATCTTTCTTTGATTTCTTTTTATCACCACAATCGATTAATTCTTCTATGTATTTTTTATAATCATCTGTCCAAATACCAATCGGTAATTCTGTTACACGAATTTTCTTATCATTGATTACTTCGTAACAACCCTTAATCAACCACTTCTTATCATCAATTTGTTCAATGGTTCCTTTGAATCCTTCATAATATGGTGTTAATGCAGGTAGTTCACTATTATTTAGGTAACATTTAATATAATTTATTAGATCTACTGGATTGTAACACATTATGTCTGTGCTAAATCCTGTTCCAATTCCTTTGCTACCATTCACAAGAATCATTGGGATAATAGGAACATAATATATTGGTTCTACTGGTGTTCCATCATCATCCAAATATTTCAAAACATAATCATCTGCTTCTGGAAATATCAACCGTGTTATTTTATTTAGATTAGTATGAATATACCTTTCAGATGCAGAATCGCTTCCACCTTGTAGTCGTGTCCCAAATTGTCCATTTGGTTCTAGCAAATTAATATTATTAGAGCCAACAAAGTTTTGTGCCATTCCTACAATTGCTCCATTTAGACTATTTTCACCGTGATGATAACAACTTAGTTCAGAAACAGAACCGCTAAATTGAGCGACTTTAATCTCATTAGTAAGTCGTCTTTTAAACGATGTAAACAAGATTTTTCTTAGACTAGTTTTTAAACCATCAACAAGATTAGGAATAGATCTGTCACAATCATATTTTGAAAAGTGAATCATCTCTCGTTGAATAAATTCATTGTAAGTGATGTCTTGTTTATTTGTATCCAAATATAATTCTCTATCGTAATTCTCCAACCATCCTTTTCTATCATCCGAACGTTTTTTATTAAATACCATATCAATGGCATCTCCACAATGGTCGTTTTCTTTTACAAAATTTACAATTTTCTTTTCTTGAAAATATTCTTTGAATTCTTTGCTTGTTGATGTACCCAAACCCTTATAATATTTAATTTTCCATCCTTTTGTTTCGTTTACATTACACCACTGATTCCATTCTCCGTCATTATAAAACTTGAGTTCTTGCGAACCCTTCTTTGCTTTCAAAATAGGTGTGTTCATAAATCCAATAAACCCATCGATTTCCAATAGCGATTTCCATTCAGAGTCGAATAAGTTAATACCAAGACCTTTAATATGACTACCATCTAAATCCTGGTCTGTCATAAACAATACCTTTCCATATCTTAGTTTTGTTTTAACTAATTCATCAGTATATTCCTTTCCACTTTCAATACCAAGTATTTGTTTAATTTCACATATTTCTTTGTTATCCAGTATTCGTTTTTGAGTCTCACCGCGAACATTGAACAATTTACCACGCATCGGATAAACCCCTATAATATTTCTATCATCCTTAGTCAATCCAGATACAATTCCTGCCTTTGCTGAATCTCCCTCGCAAAATATAATAGTACATTGGTCGCTTTTGTTTGTTCCGGCATAATTAGCATCGATTAATTTAGGAATACCCCTAATACTACGCGTTTTGCTTCCATCACTCTTCTTCGCTGCTTTATTATCTTTCACTTCGGTCAGTGCACAGGCATTATCCATAACACCCATCTTAGCGATTTTATCCACAAATTTATCGCTAATATTACATGACGAACCAAAGCTAGCTTGAGGTGTGTTCATATAATCCTTGGTTTGACTATCAAAACATGGATTGTTAATATCACACCTTACAAATAACATAAGCTGTTCTTTAATTGTGCTGGATTTAACATCTACCTTTTTTTTCTTTTTAATGTAAGCTGTTAATTTCCTGATAAGCTGATTCAATATATATTCAACATGCTTACCTCCTTTACCGGTGTAAATACCATTTACAAATGACACTTGTGTGAATTCTTCATTTGGTGCCATACATACAGCATATTCCCAACGTTCATTACCTGATTCATATACACGAGGTTTATCGCTTTTTGTTCCAATATACATATCAACATATTGCTGAAAATTGTTTACCGGAATAAGTTCGTTATTGTATTTAACTTTTACTTTTTTCTCTGTAATTGCAGCAATGTCATATACACGACGTTTAAATAGTTCCATCATATCAGTTGATAAACCTTGAATACCCAATCTTTTATAGTCAGGTTTGAATGTGACTTGTGTATATGGTTTATTCTTACATTGAGTAATTTTTGGTTTCTCAATATTATTCAGATTATCGGAAAATTTTTGAACATATTTTAATCCTCGAATATGATCAATCGTTTCTACTGTTCCCCATTCTGACCATATTAACACTAGTTTAAATCCAAAACCATTCTTACCACCGACTATTTTTTGTTCATCTTTATTGTAATTTGTAGAGGTTCGCAAATGTCCAAATACCATTTCTGGAATCCACAAATCATGTTCTGGATGTTTTTCGACATCTATACCATTTCCATCGTTTTTAATACTAATGATACCATCTTCGCTAATCGTTACGTTAATTTGTGTAACAGGCAATATGTTTGGTTTACAATCATCTAATGCTTGGCTCATTCTTACATAATGATCACGACTATTCACGATACCTTCGTCAAATAATTTATATAATCCCGGAATTATGTTTATTTGTTTAGCTTCTATTTTATTGGAAGTGTCATTAAATACATATGTGTCATATTCAGTTGTTGTCATTGAACCTGTATATGTGTCTGGATTATCTAATACATGCTGCTTATCCGTCTTTTTTTGATACGTTTTAGCTAAATTTGACGTCATGGGTATGTATATTCCATAAATAGTCTCTATATTCTTTCAATTTTTAAAATAAATATTATATATAATGACATCATACAAATCATATAAACCAGCACGTATTAATGAAGCAAAATGTAACGATGACAGCCGAAAATGTCCAGAAAAAGTATTACCTATTACCGAACCAAATATTGAAAATACACAAAAGTTTTTATATGCATCCATTATTAAAAATTCAAAAAAAAGAAAAACAACAACATATATTAGTCAGAAATTAAATGATTTCAATAGTATTAGTGGTTCACAGGGTGGATTTGGAAGTCCACCGCGAAATAAATTTTAAGTATATAAATTTATTTTTTTCTTATAAATTTATATAATGGCTAAAAAACCAATGAAGGTAGACGGTGTTTACAACATTAAAGGTAAAAAGTTCTCAAAATTAATCGGTTCGAGAGCTGAGGTTTATCATGGTACCGCGTTCAAAACTGCAGGAGGTTTAGAGAAAAAAGATATTATGATGAACAAGAACGGACGTATAGTTTCTGTAAAGAAACACAAGACTGCCAAGAAAGAGAAACGTTTAGAAAAACATGGTTATTTCACCAAAAAAGGAAAATTCGGGTTTGTTAAGAAGGATGGTAAGAAGAAACGTATGACTCGCAAACGCTAATCAAACCATACTTTAGTTATAATACCACAATCATCTATATAATTCTTTAATACACATTTAGAAATTTTCTCAAAATAGTTTTTACTGATTATCAAATTACTTTTATTATTATCTAAATAATATTGATATATATCCATTAATGATTTTACATCATTGTTATTATCATTAATTTTTTTATTAATTCCATCATTTTTAAATAATATAATATAATCATTTACTTCTTGTTTTTTATTCCATATATTACATTTAATATTCAAAATATATTTTTGTTCTTCTAATACCACATTTGGATATAAATAATTAATGATTTTTAAGAAATATGAATAATCCACACCAATATATTTCTTATTGTTATTTTTAAATAATGAGATTATTTCGTCTAATTCGTATATATCTCCTACGTCTTCTGTTATATTTTTATCCCAAAATGCCTTGAAATCAACTACTATAGGCAATATCATACTTGTCACATTTTGAAAACAATCATCAGAATATGATAATTTGGTTTTTAATAATTTAATTAAGGCTTCGTGAAATAATATATTAGGCAACTTATTTTCTTTCAAAAACTCTTTCCATATGAACAACATATTTTTATTATTTATAACACTATTTGACGATTTTGTAATGTATTTATCAATAAAATTATTAACAATAGTATCACATGTGTTATTGTGTAAATAATAGCTATGATCTATTAAATTTTGTTCATTACATTTATTTAAAAATAAATCAGAACTAGTATATCTCTCCGAATAATGTGACGCAACACAAATTATATCAACAATATACTTTGAAAAATATTCAGGAATTTTAATTTTGTTCGTATTTTCATTAATATATAATAACCTACAGTTTTCTAACGGATGTTCGTGTATTTTATATTTAATATTATTGAAAATATTAATAGAACCAATATATGTGTTAATTTGAATATTTAATTCATTGAGAATTTCTTTTAAAGGTTGTGAACATATAAAATATAAGTTGGTTTTTGAATGTAGTAAATCTCCTATAACTGTAAGGAAATATTTTACGTGATTACGACTTGTAAATATCGGCTGAAGTAGTTTAAAAACATATTGAATAGTTTTTGACTCTGGAATTGTATATAAAGGGCTTTTTTCTTTTATTTTTTTTATAATATTTATTTTTATTTTGTGTTTCCAAGTTACCAGTTCATTGTTTTCATTTATTTCTGTAATTATTTTGTGAATGATATTATCCTCACTATCTGCTTGAAAATGAACTTTGTCATAGTACATAAATAATTCATTATGACTACAATAATAATAGTTATTCGATAATAAAAATTTATTGATGTAAATATCACTTATATTTGTTAACTCTTCTTTACGTTTAACGCGTTCAATATTATTTTTATCGGCGTTTTCTAATAATGACGGAAGTGTATTTTCTACATAATTTTCCAATCTAC